CTCGTCCTCGAGGAAGTGGTAATGATCAGAGAACTCAATCTTGCCAGCCTTGCCAGTGCCAAGTCCGAAGAAGTATCTGCGACCAAGACCGATGATGGCTTTGTTGGCAGGAACGTGAACGCTCTGGATCACTTTGGTCGGGAACGGCCAGCGCTGTACGAATGTGCCGTCAGCGTTCTGGAATGTGACCGCGGGCATAACCTTCTGGAAGAAAGTCACCGGATTAACGATGAACAGAACTTCGCTAACTTCGCGGTTCAGTCCATTGGGGGCAACTGCCAGACCGGCAACCAGACCGCCATAAACGGTAGGTGTGAGTTCTGTGATTACTGTTTCTGCCAAAGCTGGATAACCCAGTGCAGGATCGAGAGCGCCAGCGGGATTTCTCATCATGCCGGTAGGCTCGTCAAGTCCGTTACCGTCGATTATGGCCTCTTCAAGTCCGTTTGCGATTGCTTCAACCAGGATTGCGCGGACATAGCGGTCAAGCCACTCGGGGCCGATCTCCAGCATAGCCTTGCAAACAGGCAGGAAAGCTGACAGTTTCTTCTGTGTCAAGTCGATTGTGTCAAAGCCGCCCAAGAGTTCCTTGACAATCTTATCACACAGTTTGCCCCATGTGGCCATATGGCGGCCATCGAGAGTTGAAACGATGATTGATGTCAGAACACCGGTGTTCTGGAAGTTGATCTCAGCCAAAAGCGGATGAGCCTCGGTGATGTCCTCAAGAACAGAATCGATAACGGTCTTAGGCAGAATGTCGTCGATCATGACGAGCGCCTGCTTCGGATCAGGTGACTTCATGGCGTCCATGATTTTGCCATAATAAGTCTTTTCCTCAGACGTCAGCTGGCGAACGCCACGACCTGCGAGGACTGCGTTGTCGGCAGCACTTACCATGCCCTGGGCTTCTGCCAGAACTGCATCCTGCAAGGTGTCTGCCCATGCCTGGAACGCTTCTGCGAATGCGTCTGTGTCGCCAGACTTAACGGCGGCACCGATGTTTGCGAATGCTTCGGCCTTGGCGGCCTTGAGTGTGTCCAAATTCTTCATTGTTCATTCTCCTTTCGGCCTACGGCCTGAAACAATTTAAGTACTTTATTTCCTTCCGGCTCTGCCGGTTCAGGATCAATTGATTGCTCCGGTTCAGCGACCGGCTCGGTTGGCTTCTCTGGTTCTGCCAACTGCCTGAGCTGAGCGGCAATGCTCTTTCGCATCTGGAGCTGTTGAGCCAAATTCAGGTTTAGCTTCTGCACTGCTTCGGAAGCGCCGCTCATGTCGGCTTCTTCGTCGGCGTACTCGTCGGCAAGGCCAAGGCTTATACAATCTTCTGCTGTCAGCCACGATTCGGCATCAAGAAGCTCAATCAGCTTTTCTTCGGTCAGTTTGTCGCCAGCCTTCGTTAGATATGCTTGCCGATTTCCCTTGTTGATCTGCTCAAGGTCGTCAGCGGCTTTTCTTAGCTCGGCAGAATTCCCGATCGCCACCATCCACGCGTTGTGAATCATCATCATTGCGTTTTTCGGCATGACAACCTTATCGGCAGCCATGGCGATGACCGAAGCGATTGAACAGGCAAATCCATCCACATACGCTGTTTTGTTCGCCGGATGGCGCTTTAACTGCGAATAAATAGCGGTACCCTCAAAAACGGATCCGCCATAACTGTTAATGTAGATATTGATTTGCTTTGCGTTCGGATGCTCTGCCAGTGCCTCCCTGAAATACTTTGCTGAGTTTTCCGATTGGACATAGCACCAGTTTTCCCAGTCCACTTCCAGATCGGTCACATCGCCATAAATATAAAGTTCAAGCGTTTCAGGATCAGCCGCTTGCTTTATTTCCCACATCTGTTTCAGTGTCCCCACCCCTTTCTATTTGTGTGTAGTTTTTCGTTATCCAATGTTGTTTTCCGAATTCCGTTCCAAGCGGTTCCTCGCCGACTGTTGTTCTTATCTCGTCAATACAGAACGCACCGGATGAGATTAGCTTGTCAATCGATGTGGCCACTTCCAATAGGTCGATGTGCTTGATTGTTTTCGTATCGATTACAACCTTGTTTCCTGACAAGTATTCCTTGCGGCCGAACCGCTTCCGGTTGATTTCCTCCACCAGAAGGTCGGTCAACGGATCAATGCAAAATGTCAGCAGCTGGTTAGTTGCCATCGTCGGATTGATAACCTCGCCCAAAAGCAAAACAGTCGGAATCCCGAATGCTCTGGCCGTGAAACTGAACATATCGTCAACCTGTGCTCTGATATCCCTGGTTGAATCCGCGTTGTATGTTTTTCTGTCTTGTTCTTCATATGAATAACCTTCAGTCAAAGGCAATACAGCTGAATCGGCATCGAAATAAGGTTTGAACCGTTCCTGCATCATTTTTCTGAGGTTCTTTTCAAAGTTCTCATCACCCTGCGCTCTGGCAGAAATGTTCAGGACACCTTTCTGACCCCTCGACTTCTGGAACGCCTTTTTCGAATATTCGTAAAGTTTTCCGTAGTCAGCATGAAGTCCGTTCAGCAAACCTCTGAGATCGCTGTTGTTCAGCTTGAAAAACAAAACCTCGTTCATTCGAAACGATCTTTTGAACGTGTAATCCTTGACGGTCACGTTAGTAAATAGGTCGTTTACCAACGCATAGTCTGTTTTTTCGTAGCTGTCAGCAATCAGAAGCTCGCCCGAATCCGTAGAGATGACCAGACATTCGTTATCCCGATAAAGCTTGTTAATTAGCTTTTTCAGAAACTCACTCGAATTCTGATTCTTGTTCGGCTCCACGTTCCAGAGGTAGTATTCGTCGTCCTTGAACAGCTGATTCTTTCGATAAATTTTGAACTCGCATTTTGCCACCGAGTTAGCAATCAGGTTGACCGCCGATTCAAACGCCAGTTCTCTTGTGTAGACCGACGCCGCCAGTTCCCAATATTCGCCCATATCAATGTTCGCTGTCCCCAGACTGGCCGAGCCGGAGAAGAATTTTTCTCTTAGCCAGTCGATAGCGCTTATTGCCACATTTTCACCACCTTTCTAAAACGTGAAGCAGGGCAGCTGCGGAGTATCCACAACCGGACTGCTTTCCAAATCTTCATCTCTGACCGCTGCGGCGACCATCGCCATAAACGGATCAGTTTTTCTCGATTTCGGTTCAATCTTTTCATATTTGTAGTTGCCGACATCGCCGGTCGGTTTTTTCTTCGTGTTGAACGTTGCCCAGCGCATCAGAGGCGTGTCGCCAAATGCGATCTTGTCCATATCGAACAGGTAATCCAAAACCGGCACGACAGAAACAATTCCAAGCGGACGAACGATCCAGATGTTCTTTTCCTCTGTCGAAAAGCCAATCTCGTAAAGAGCTTCACGCATCAAAGCAAGTCTGGCGTTATCCAAGGAAACCTTCTTGATCTTATATATCTCGCTCTTTTCTTTCAGCCAGTTAACAATCAGCTTCGGATCTATCTGAGTTTCTTCGACAATTGTCAGGTCTCCTTTTTTGTGCCAATCCTCAAGCGGCGCTCTGATCACGTTCCAGTCTTTACTTGACCGACAGATCCAAGAATGCTGAATCCAGTACCGCTCATCGCCATCACGAAACCACAGACCGACCGAAGCCATGTCCGATAACATCGCATAGTCGATACCGGCAATACATTCACGCCCGGTCAGATCCGGCACCTCGCGGCTTGCTCGTTCCAAGTTCTCCCAAGAAGTGACCGCGATTTCTTTGTTCTCGATCGGCCAGTTCATGCGCTTCGTGTAAAAGTCCTGCTCAACGCTGGCCTTGTATTTCATTTCCTTAAAAGCCGAGTCGATTTCTTTTCTCAGCTCAGTCAAATAATTGTAAGACGGATTCGCTTTTGGCCAACATTTCGGATCAAGTACTTCTTCTTTTTTATCCACCCGATAAATCAAAGGGCAGATGTCGAGGTCAGTAATCACGCCGTTCAAAATATCGGCAGCCAATCGAAGGTCAACATCAAGAACACCATCACGGACATAGCCGTGAGAAGTTATTTTGAATTTCCGTGAGTGCTTTCGTTTGCCGAAGCCAGATGAGAAAACCTTGATGTTGTCCTCAGATTCGTATTCGTGCTCCTCGTCAAAAATCAGACAAGCACTCCTCTTGCCGTCTTTCGTCTTGGCGTTACTGGTATTGAATTTTATGTAGCTGCCGGTTTTAAGGTTTTTAATAACCAGTTTCGATTTGTAAAAGAAGCTCTTTAACTTCTTCCAGTGCCGATCCAAAACTTCATATATGTCGTCAAAGCTTGTTTTTGCTTGATCCTCAGAGTTGGCGATAATGTCAAC